CACCTGCATCGATGGAACTACCACCGATGTCTGTCACTGAGTAGTCACCACTTGCAACCGCCTGCAACGCTGTGACCGATGCGAAGTCACGCCACAAGTCACGGAACTCCGCCTGCATCGAGAGTCGAGCGGTGCGATATCCAACCTCGGTCGGACTCAACTCGGGCGAGGTCGGATTGTTGAACGCCTGCGCTGCGCCAATCTCCGCTCGGTAGCGCATCGTGACTTGCCATGTGCTGACTGCACTCGCTTCTTTTGTGATCGAGTAGTCGAACGCCAACATGGAGTACGGCAGCGCAGCATCGTTTGGATAGTTCTCGTATTCGCCTGGCAAGGTTGTTCCGAGGAGCGCAACGACATCGCCCTCGGTCGCTGCATCAACGACCACAAACTGTCGCTCTGCACGAGGCTTGCCCTCGTTGTTGAGATACTTGCGACTGGTAAAGAGTTCGTAGACCGTTGCCATTATTGGAAGCCCTTATTTTCTTTCGTGAGTCGGACCTGTTCGGCAGTTGCCGCCTCGATCTTTTCAAGGCTCATCACTTGCTTCTTCGCCATGTCCAGCGCAGTTCCACCTGCGCCTGCTTGCGCAAAGTTGAACTGACCGAGCGCAGTTTGTCCGCTACTGATCATGCCTTGGGCAGCCTGTCCTGCGAGTTGATCGACACGGCCGACCTTGTCGATCTGTGCCTGCGCTTCTTTGTTCGCATCGATGATGTCCTGTTGCGCTTGCATTGCAGCATCAAACTCGTCCTTCTTTTGTTTCTTAAAACTGTCAAGAAGTTCCATTGCGGCTTTTCTTCCGTCTGCTTCTTTCTCGGCAGCATTTTTTGCTGCAAGTGCCTTCTCATCATCTGATTGACTTTTAATGAGTACTGCTAGTTTCTTGTTTTTCTCATCTTCAATTGCTACAAGTTTTTCTGCAAGCGATGCTTCAATAGCCACCGCATCGGCTGCCTGCATTTTTCTATTTGCCTCAAGTTCGTTCTGATGTGTTTTTGCTAGTGCGTCAAGTTCTGCTTGATGTGCTGCATTTGGACCAAATAATTCTGACCCATAAGCGGATTGAGTTGCTTGTATTGTTTTAAGTTTTGCGGTTTCATCTGCTTGTTTTGTAATGAGGGCAAGGTTTGCTTCTGCAGCACCTGCCTCTGCAGCATCCGCAGCGGCTTTCCTCGCTTCTTCTTTCTGCCTTGCTGCACCAAGTCGAATAATATTTTCAGGGGAATCCATGACCGCCACATCTTCAACTTTGTTTTTAGTTCCCTGTATAAATCCTTCTCGTGCAGTCTTCATCTTGTTAAATGCTTCCATGTAACTTTTAACGGCAGCATTTATATTGGCTTGCAGTTTGTCTATAGCACGATTTGCGCCGTTTACGACCTCATCAAGTATTGAGACAATTGTTCCGACAACTGGAATGCTTTTCGCACCGTCAACAATTCCTTTAGCAACATCAAGACCGATTTCCTCACCGCTTTTGCCTAGGTTTACTCCTTGCAGCGCAGTCAAGATTCCACCGCCAAGAACATTTGAGATCGCACCAAGTGCCAATCCTTTGACCATGTTGCCAACGATTTTGTCTACAAACATATCGCCGCCACGCTCGCCTGCTTTGCCCATCGTCTGCGCACTCTGATTGATCTTCGCCTCGGCAACCTTCAAACCCGCATCGAGTTTGTCGAGTCTCGCCGTGATCTGTACTTCGAGTGTCGGATTCATAGTGCTATCTCATCCTACGCATGCTCTGCGTTTGTGCCTCTGCGTTGCGCACGAGAAGCGCACTGGTTGCGTGTGCGATCGCAAGCAGTCGATCGACGGGCAACTCCATCGGATCAGTCGAGCCGGGAGCGTAATGAGAAACAAATGCGGCGAGCGAATGCCAGTCGAGGTCGCCGCTCCCCGCTGTCATTTTGGGCTTGAGGACTCCGCATCGAGATCGATGCCGAACAGCGCCAGCGCAGTCGACACGACCACCTCGGGCTGCATCAGCGCAATCGCCTCGCTGCCGTCAACCTTTGCCTTCTTGCAGGCGTGCTCGATCACCTCGAGCGCACCTTCAAGCGTTGCGCCGTGCTGTATGGCCAGTTGCGTCGTGCGGTCTCGCAGGTCGTATATCGCCTTCATGCACTCGACTCGCTGCGTCGAGTCTGCACGGGAGTCCTCGAGCATCTCTTGTGCTCGGTTGTGCAAGGCGTGCCATCTGCGTTCCCCGATCTCGATGTAGTCGTTAGCAGAAAGACACGAGAGCATGTGCCGACCGATTGCTACCAGGCGGGTTTTTGGTTTGTTGGTTTCCATCGTGCGAGTTCCTTTCGTGTCCTGATCGTAACACGCACGACATCATCCCTTTTCGTTGGACAGATATTTGCCGACAGCATTGCAAGTTTCAAGATTTCAGCACGAGGCATGTGTGCACCTTTGCCTATCCATCTTGGATACACAACGCCGTCATATTCAAACTCACACCGCACATCGTCAGGAGACTCAATGCCAAAGATGTCGCTGCTCATGCGTCAAATTTACCATGTAACAGAGACTGCACCTGCAAAACTTGTCGCAGTAGAGGCAATGCCAAAGTTTGCGCTAAAGGTTGCCTCGCCGTCGACCGCAACTCCGATGCTGATCGAATCAATGATTGCGTCAAATGTCAAAGTGTTGACAGTCGTGCCTGGTCCACTACATCCAAGCGTGAGGGAAACCGCTGCAGTGTTGCCAGAGAAGGCAAGTGTGGGCGAATTGGTCGTGTCCAAAGATCCAGACATTGAGCCTGTTAAATCAATGATGCCAACTGCACGATTTTTCGTTGCGTTGCCAAAGCCTGTGATGTCCGTAGATGGTCTGGTCAGGTTTGCAGTCCATGACTTGATGACTCCACCGATGCATCCCGACATTGCAATATTTCCGCCGACTCCACTCATTCCTGCCATTTGAATCTCCTAGTAAGGTGTTTTTGTATTAAGCCCAAACATAAACAACTGCATAACTTGTGTTTGGGGTTGTTGTGCTTATTGCTGTAGCAACGGCAAATGATGCCGCTGTACTTGCGATGCCAAAGTTCGCCGAGAAAGTTGCCTCTCCATCGACTGCAACTCCAACGCTGATCGAGTCCATGATTGCAGAGAAGATCATCGCATTCGCATTCGATGCGGTCGTATTTGTTTCTGCGCTCAATAGGATCTGCACGGCTGCCGTGTTGCCCGAGAATGCAACCGTAGGCGATGTGCCTGTGTCCAAGAATCCAGTCATTGAGCCTGTGATGTCGATCAGTCCGACCGCACGGTTTTTTGTGGCATTGCCAAAGCCTGTGATGTCGGTGGATGGTCGTGTGAAATTAGCCGTCCACGACTTGATGATTCCGCCTATCGAACCTGCCATCGAGATGTTTCCACCGACTCCGCTCATTCCAGCCATTGCTATCTCCTAGGTTTGTTTCGTTGCGAAAATTCTGTATGTCGTGTCGATGACGATCGAGTCTACATTGATCGTAGGCACTCCCCGAGAAACGCAGATCGATTCGATCGTCGAGTACGAAACATCCGATGGTGTCATGCTCGCCTTGTGCAGCAGCAGGAACAGTGCAGCCTCAGCAGCCATCGCCGTGACAACCGACGAGTCAGGCTTGAAGTAGAAGGTGAAAGCGCAGTCGAGCGTGTGCATAGACTGCGTTGCCGACGACATAAATGTCGTAGTGTCCTCGTTGCTGATGGCATAAACAAGCAGCGGCATGACCGTGCCTTGCGGTCCTTCGAGTTGGAAGATCTTGCCGCCGACAAGGTTGTAGACCGTGCCCTCAGTTGTGACTGCAACCAACTTGTTGTAGATCGTGGTGAGGATCACTTGGCTCATTGGGCCGCCTTCATTGCTCGTGTTCGCATTCTCTTGATCGCCTTGTCCATCTGCAGTTCGATGATGTCTACGACTTTTGGCTTGACTACTTTGATGCTTGGCGCAATAAATGGGCGGTGATGCATATAGCGAGTCGCACCTTCAAGCCATCCTGGTATCCGTGCATCCTTGTTCACACCTGCAACAAGTCCCGACATGACAACGGACACAAAATCTCGACCAGTTCGATTCTCAACTGTTGCTGTTTGAACGGAGTTGCGCAGAGTGCCTGTGTCAACGGCTGGAGGGTTGAATGGTGCGGATCGTCTGCGATACGAGCCCTTACCTTTCTTGCCGCCAAAATATCCAACACCTGTTCCCTTCTTGCTCAGGGTGATGCGTATTTCCTTTTGCAGTGCGACCATCGAAATATTGAGACCACGCTGTATACCCTCAATGTTTGCAGCCATAATGTCAGCCGCCGAAAAGTTGTGGCTTGCGCTCATGACTCACCCTCGACCGCTGTCAGCGCAAGGATGTAGTACGCCATCAGGTCAGGACCGCTGCGCAGATCGGGTCGGCGGAAACCTTGGATCTCGTACATGATGGAATCGGCATCGACGAGCCGCTGTCCAGTTGACAAACTCGCTCCGTCGACTGCATTGACATATGCGGTCAGACTTGTCGATGCTCGGATTGAACCGTTGCTCATCAACTCGTTTGGCGTTGCAGGCTGCAAGTAAACTGTGATCAGTACAGTCGACGCTGTATAGACCCTTGTGTATGCGCCGCCTGCGTCTACGCTCTCGGCTCGTAAGTATATTTCAACCGGCTTGCCGAATTTCGCAATGAGGCTGTCAACGCTCATCGGATTTCTTTCCAACTGCCGAGCATGTCCTCCATCATCGCCCGTGACGAATCCGGACTTGCCATCGAGTACGAGTAGTCGCCGAGCGACTCGCTCTGCAGCGATGTGTCTGACTTGCGAGACAAGTACATTGTGCCTGCGATGACCATGCACGCTTGATGGATGTCGTCGGGTGCAGTCGTATAGCCCGCCGAGTACTCGATCAGCGTCGACTGCAGCCCACTTGGGAATCGTGCGCTGTGCGATGCCATCGTCGGGAATGCGTCCTGACGGATCGTGACGATGCCAAGGTACGAGTCGTAGACAAACTCGCTTGAGACATTAACACCTGTGAGCGTCACGGTCGCCATCTTGATGTCGCCACCGGCTCGAGGATGCAGCTGTGCGCATCGCATCGCAGTCGACACGGTTGCGCTGTAGCCCGTGATGGCGTTGATCGCAGCGACAAGCGAGGTCGTGTCGGGGTAGGTTGCGAATGTCAGTGTGTTGGTTGATGTCGTGCCTGCGCTGGTCGTGCGTGTCAAGACTGCGCACGGAACGAGTGCGCCACTTGCAACCGTGCCGAGAGGATCGGTGTTGATTGAGATCGTCAGGCGGATATCGCTTGACACGGTCGATGCGATAGTCATCGCAGCGGCAAGTCCTGTGTACACGCCGACGACATTGTTGATCGGATACTGCTTGACACGCACGCTGCGGACATCGTTTCCGCCGTACCACTCGAAGTAATTGCGCACAAGGATCTGTCGTCCGATCCACCGTTCGATCTTTGCCGTTGCGTGATCGATGTAGCCCTCGAGGATCGTATTGTCCGTTGAGAGCGTGATCCCGAGGTGCGATTTGAGTTGAGCAAGAGTCGAGAGTGCGTATGTTCCTACTGCCATAATTGATCCTATGCAGGCTTGACAATTTCGGGCGGTTGATCCTGCGGTCCGTTGCGCCAACCCTCACGACTCTTGACATACCACGGCTTGCCGCTGCGCAGATAGTTGTGCGTTGACTGGTGCAGCGACTGCAACTTTGGTCCAGGCCATGTTGCGACCGTCTCAATGTGACCTATCGAGACCTTCGGTGTCACGCCAATTTTCCAATTCGCCTTCTGCGTTTGTTTCCAAAACCAAATATCGTCGTCTATCTTGTCGCCGCTCCAATCGCCCTCGTCGTTCGGAACGGAGCAGAACCACGGCTTTGGCAACTTGCGCAGCGAGTCCATGCGAATCAAGGTGCAGCCAAAGTGCATCGACGAAACCTCGAACCAGTCCTGCTGCAGGTCGTGCGTGTTGAGTTTGCGAGGAATCCAGTTGGTCGACGCAACACAAAGCGGAGACAGTCGCTCACGACCTGACTGCAGCGGAGCGAGCGCATCAAGCCCGTCCCGCTCGGCGATCTCACGCATGGCGACAATGTCCTGCCAGTCAAAGAGCGAGTCGTAGTCGATCGTGAGAGCCCACTTGATGTCGGTCTCCTGTGCGAGCATCGAGAGGATGCG